TGAGTGGGGCCTTTTTTCGCATACGGGCAGCAATTGTGGGGGTAAACCAAATCGCACGCCCTGGAGAGCCGGCCGCCGGATGACCACCCCCCCCACCGCGGACCCCGATCTGCCCGAAGCCCTGGCCAAGCGGGCCGCGGGCGAGAAGCTCACCACCCGCGAGCGGGCGACGTTGCGTCGGCACGATCGCGCGCAGGAAGAGGAGCTGCGATGGAAGTTTTACGCCTCGATCCCCCAAAAGCACTGGCGCAAGCTCTCCGGCCGGCAGCCGAAGGTGCTGACCGACCAGGCCCAACGGTACGGGATCCCCTTTGCGGGCCGGTCGATCGACCTGGGCGCCGTGGCCCGGGCGATGCACGACTTCCTGGCCCAGCACGCGGCGGTGCTCGGCCGGGCCATCCGGCGCGGCGGCGGCGATCCCGGCGACCCCGGCGACGACTCCGAGACCGATTGGCTGGAGGAGTACCGCCGCGAGCGTGCTCTCATGGCCCGGCTGGAGCGTCAGGCGGCCGAGGCCCGGTACCTGCCGCGGGCCGAGGTCCACACGGCGTTCGGGCGGATCGCCGGCCTGCTCCGCCGGGCGGGCGACCTGTTGGAGCGTCACGCCGGCAGCGAGGCCAGACAGATCCTCCAGGAGGCCCTCGATAATGCGGACCGCGAAATTGACCGCCTGTGCGTGGGCGGTGGCCCTGACGCTATGGACCCTGATGATGCCCCCACCGGCCGACCCCGCGACCGTCAAGAGGATCAGCCCGACGACGGCGGATGAGCTGCGGTGGCTGGTGCGCTCCAGCCGGGCCCCCGCGCCGCGGTCGATGCTCGATTTCGCCCAGCAGGAGATCGTGCTGCCCGACGGCCCCTACGCCGGCCTGCTGTTCGACGCGCGGCGCCAGCCCTGGAGCCGCCTGCTGCTGGACGAGATGTGCAGCGGCCGCTGGTCTCGCTTCGCCACGGTCGGCTGCGTCCAGTCGGGCAAGACGTTGCTGGCGTTTGTGATCCCGACCCTCTGGCACACGCTGGAGCTGTTGGACACGATCGTCGACGGCGTGCCGTCGATGGACCTGTCGCGCGACAAGTGGGAACAAGACCTACTGCCGGTGATCCGGGCCAGCCGCTACCGCGGCCTCTTGCCCAAGGAGGGCGCCGGCAGCCGCGGCGGCCGATTCGAGTCCATCACCTTCGCCAACGGCGCCACGCTCAAATTCATGTCCGGCGGCGGCGGGGATGAGAAGCGATCCGGCTTCACCGCCCGCGCGGCGATCGTCACCGAGGTCGACAAGCTCGACGAGCGCGGGGGAACCAGCCGCGAGACCGACAAGGTAGCCCAGATCGCCGCCCGCACGCTTTCGTTTGATGACCAGGCCCGCGTGTACCTGGAGTGTACCGTCTCGGTCGAGGAGGGCCGTATCTGGCGCGAGTACACGGCCGGCAGCGCGTCGCGGCTCTACGGCCGCTGCCCGGACTGCGGCCAGTGGGTCTCTCCGGAGCGCGAGCACCTCTCCGGCTGGCAGGAGGCCAAGACGGCCGAGGAGGCCCGCCGCAATGCCGAGTGGATTTGTCCCTCGTGCTCGGTCCTGTGGAGCGACGAGATCCGCCGCCGGATCATCGCCGAGCCCCGCCTGGTCCACCGCGGCCAGACGCTCGACGAGCACGGCGGAGTGCAGGGCGACCCTCCCGACACCCGCACGCTCGGCTTCCGCTGGAACGCCTTTTGGAATGCGTTTTGGTCCACCGGCACGATCGCCGCGAAGGAATGGAGCGCGGCCCGGGCGCCCGACGAAGAGGCGGCCGAAAAGGAGCTGTTGCAGTTCTTCTGGGCCAGGCCCTGGCAGCCGTCCGACGTGGCCCTGGTGCGATTGGACGCCGACAAGGTCCGCCGCCGCATGGGGAGCTGGCGCCGCGGGATCGTTCCGGCGGCGGCCCGCTACGTCACGATCGGCATCGACATCGGCAAGTGGACGGCCTGGTGGATGGCCGTGGCCTGGCTGGAGGAGACGGCCCACATCCTCGAGTACGGGGCGCTGACCGTGCCCTCCCAGGAGCACGACGTGGAGCTGGCCATTTTGATGTGCCTCCGCACTTTCCGCGACGAGATGGTGCTGGAGGGTTGGCCGACCGAGGACGGCCAGGTCCGCGTGCCCGACCAGGTGGCCGTCGACAGCCGCTACTACGGCGGCGTGGTCCGCGCGTTCTGCCGCGAGTCGGGCGAGCGGTTCCGCCCCTGCGAGGGTCTCGGGATCGGGCAGCACTACAAGCGGCGCTACACCGCGCCCAAGAAAAAGGGCCGCCAGGTCCGCCTCGTCGGCAACAATTTTCATTTTGTCCGCGACCCCGAGGGGGTGTTTGTCATCGAGGTCAACGCCGACTACTGGAAGAGCTGGCTGCAGGAGCGGCTCTTGACCCCGCTCGGCCAGCCGGGCGCGATGAGCATCTTCCACAGCCCGGACGACCGCGAGCACATCCAGCTATCCAAGCACCTGACGGCCGAGCGGCCGATCGAAGAGTTCATCGCCGGCGTCGGCACCGTGGTCCGCTGGGAGCGGGTCAACCGCCGGAACCACCTGCTGGACTGCGGCTACAACGCCTGCTGGGCGGCCGGCTTCTGCGGCTTCCGGCTGGCCCGCCCGACGGGCAAGCCGGACCGCAAGCCGCCGGCCGCCTCGCGGGGCGACCCGCTGCCGCTGACCACGCCGGACGGCCGGCCATTCCTCGCCACCGAAAGGAGTTCGTAGCGCGACATGAGCAAGAAACGCATCATTCCGACCCCGCCGCCGATCCTCGACGGCCCCGACGAGTCCGCCGGCAACCCCGCCGCAGCGGCCGAGCCGGTTGCGCCGTCGCCGGCGATCGCGCCCGAGACCGCCCCCGTCCCGCCCTTGCCGGTCGCCCGCGAGGCGACGCTGCGATTGGTGCTCGGGACGATCCCGCCGGGAGGCTACGCCGGCCGCTTCGTCCACCTGGACCTGCGCCTGGACCGCCCCGAGTCCGAGCTGCTCAAGGCGATGCACGGCGGCCTGGACGCCACGGGCACGCGCCTGCGCTGCGGCCGCCGCGTCGCCAGCAAGGCCGACGTGGTCCGCTGGCTGCTGGAGCAGCTCTCCGCGCAGGCCGGCGGCAACGGCCACGCCGCGACGCCCTGAAGGATCATTTCTCAAGAAATCCGGACGATCCGGGCCCGGATCGTTCGGATTTCGGATTTCGGCCTCACGCTGTCCCACGGCCCGTGCTAGGACGGCCAGGGTATGAGCACGCTCTCCGGCTCCAGCACGATCTCCGAGGTCTGGGCGGCCTACGACGACAACGCCTCCTACGAGGAGGACGGCAGCGCCGCCAAGTGCGCGGCCTTCATCACCGCCTGCCGGATCCTCTTGCGCCGGCAGCCCAGCCGATCGGCGAAGACCGGCGGGGCCGGCGGCGGCGGCAGCGACGTCCAGTTCGACCCGGCCCTGATCGCCGCCGAGCTGGAGCGGGCCCGCAAGTGGCGGGCCGTCAACCGCACCGACGGCCCCGCGCGCACGGTGTATCCCGATTTTACCTACTTCCGGGACTGATCCCTGACCCCTGACCCCTGACCACTCCCTCCCTTGCGCATCCCCCGCCAGCACAGCCCGTCGCCCTCGATGGCCACGATGTTCGACGCCTTCCGCGCCGATTACGACATCGCGCGCCAGAGCCGCTTCCGCCGCCGGCGGGCCGGCGTCTCGGGCGCGGGCCGCTCGGCCGATTATCACTGCCGCACGGAGCCCGGCTGGCTCTACGCCATGGAGGTGGCCCGCGACCTGGACCGCAACAACATCGTCGTCGGCCAGGGAGTGCGGCGCCTGGTGGCCAACGTGATTCAGGACGGCCTGACGCCCGACCCCAAGACCACGGACAAGGAGCTGGACAAGGACCTGGCCGCCCGCTGGTGGGACTGGGCCGAGGACGAGGACGCCTGCGACGTGCAGGGAGAGCGGATTTTCCACGACATGGAGCAGGCCGTGCTCCACGCGGCCGTGGTCGACGGCGACATGATCGGCCTGCCGCTGGACACCGGGCAGCTCCAGCTCCTGGAGGCCCACCGCTGCCGGACGCCCAACCGGACCAAAAGAAACATCGTCCGCGGCGTCCAGCTGGACGAGTCCCGCCGCCGGCTCAAGTACTGGATCACCAAGGAGGACCTCGACCCGCTGCGCGGCGGGCCCAAGGCGGGCGACATGACGGCCTACGACGTCCGCGACGGCGAGGGCAACCGCCAGGTGTTCCACGCCTACCTGCCCGGGCGCGTCAGCGCCACGCGCGGCTTCACGGCCCTGGCCCCCACCGGCGACAACGCCGGCATGGGCGACGACCTCTTTTTTGCCCAGTTGGTCAAGGCCCAGGTGGCCTCCTGCTACACGATCTTCCGCGAGCTGGCCGAGGAGGCCGGGCCGTCGACGCCCGGCCAGCGCGGCGAGGAGACTACCGAGACCCGGCCGGACGGCACCACGCGGACCATCCAGGGCCTCTCGCCGGGGCTGGAGATCTTCGGTTTCCGCGGCGAGAAGCTCCAGGGGTTTTCCCCGAACGTCCCCAACGCGGAATTTTTTCAGCACGCCACGCTGATCCTCACGTTCCTGGCGATCAACCTCGATCTGCCGCTGTGCCTCTTCTTGCTCGATAGCACCAAGACGAACTTCTCGGGCTTCCGCGGGGCCCTCGACCAGGCCCGCCAGCGGTTCCGCATC